TCTACAAAATGCCTGATTTATTTCCAATAATAAAGATTAATTTAATTCGGTTTGTCTATGAGATTTGACAGAAATAAAATAATGTTTGCTTAAATATTGGGCTTTCGGATAAGTGTGAAAAATATGACGAAAACTATACAGGCTCAGGACTACGCTCGGCTAAAACGCTATAAGGGCAATAGAAAGCTCAAGCTGGACTCGAAAAGAATCTATGAGCTTGCTCAGCTTCATTGTACGAAAGCAGAAATAGCTATTAATGTGGGTTGTAGCGTTGAGACTTTGACTCGGCGCTTTAGTCTGATTATTGAGAAAGGTTATGAGGATTCAAAGGAATCTCTGAGAAGATGGATGATGAGAGCAGCTAAGAATGGCAATGTAGTCATGCAGATCTGGTTATCGAAGCAATTACTCGGGTACAAAGAAAGACAGCCCGACGAAGCGCCAACAAGCGTAATCAACGTGCAGATCAATGAGGTACCATGATTTGCGCTACTGAAGGGTGTAACACAATGAGAGCAAATTTAATCGGCTATAGCGATAAGCCCTTCTTGAGCAATTATTGTTCGCAATGCGCATGGCAGGAGCTCGTTAAGTGGAAACGAAAGGTAATGGATTCCGTGTTTAATGAGCCATCTGCTAAGTTTGAGCGTGCGTGCATAGAGGGAAATAGTGGGGCATAATTATTCGCCTGATATCATGAAGGTTCAGAAAGCGCATGAAGATAAAATCGTTGAACAGATGTTAAGAGAGAGGGGCAAGAGCATGGATAAGTTTGAGGAGCTGAAAGGAAAAACATTGACACAAATTAGCGTTAATGAAGATGAAGACGACATAACATTCCTGACAGCGTGCGGTAAGATTTATCACTTGTTTCATGAGCAGGATTGTTGCGAGATCGTAGGCCTTGAGGACATATGCGGAGAGCTTAAGAATTTGATTGACAGCCCTGTTTTGGTTGCAGAGGAAAGAAGTGAGGAAAGCCGTTGCGATAAAGGTTCTGTTACGTGGACATTCTATGAAATTTCCACTCTGAAAGGCTCTGTTACAATCAGGTGGCACGGTGAGAGCAATGGATACTATAGCGAGAGCGTGACCTTTGAGCGTATGCGATGAAGAAAAAAAAGCATGTAAAGCGCTGGTGTATGAATCAACGCGAACAGCTAACGGGGTGGATACGCATGCAGATTAGAAAAGAGAGAGAGCAGCGTGAAGCAAGTGAGCAAGAGAAAGTTGTTGACAAAAAAGCCTCATAGAGAAGCGAGCCATTGGGAAGGAAAGTTTTTCTGCAATTGCAGAACTAGGGGATGGCGGAAATGGCTAGGGATGAAGAGATATGGCAAAGATTAACGTTAACGAATGTGTTTCCTCCGTACAGAGAATGTCTCCCAAGCAGAGAACATACGTGCTAGATAAATGCTTGCACGGCTTGCCAGCATCTTGGTTTAGAAAGGTTCAACAAATCTTTAACTACGCTTGCAGTATCAGCAATCAAGGTGAATCGTTCTATGCATGAGCTGAGCCTGATTTGAAGCGATATAAAAGCCAAAAAAGAAAGGTCGCTTAGGGGTTTAGGATGGGTAATAAGATATAATATATATATATAATATATATATCCAACTACGTAGATATATATATTATCAATAACTGGGAAGGGAAAGGGGATGACAAAAAGCAAGTGCGATATCTTAGCAAGCAAGCGGTATAAGCGCAAGCGCTCTGTCAAACCCAAGCTAGATCTCTCTAAGCTGTGTACGGTGAACGACAAGGGCAGAGTGAAGTTGGCAAAGGATATCAAGCTGAAGGAGCTGGCTCAGGAGGCCAAAATACTCGAGGTATATGAGCGCTGTATCCTAGGGGAGATAGTAAAGCCCCAACACCGCTGGAAGTGTCCATTCTGTGGAGGCTCGCACTATTATCTATCAAGGCGCAACTACCTGTGTCAAGATTGTGACGCATGCGGTGACGCAGTTTCTTACGTTATGGAAACCCAACAAGAAAGCCTCGAGAATGCCCTTTATTTGCTCTACAATCGATTATCTGAGGTAGGGTAGTATGAACATAGCCCTCCCCCATCACTTTGCAGCCAGAGGGTATCAGAAACCGTTATTTAAGGCATTGCATAGCGGAATTAAACGGGCGGTAATTGTCTGGCATCGGCGGGCAGGCAAGGAAAAGGCTTGCTGGAACTATATGATAATACAAGCAGCCAAGAAGTGCGGTACGTACTATTATTTTTTCCCCACATTCGCACAAGGCAGAAAAGTACTATGGGACTTCATAGACAAAGACGGGTTCCGAGTCCTAGATCACATCCCTAAAGAGCTTATCCAAGGGGCAAGAAACACTACAGAAATGAAAATCAGGTTAAAAAATGGCTCTCTTATTCAAATTGTTGGTACTAATAATATTGACTCCATTGTTGGCACTAATCCTATTGGTTGTGTTTTCAGCGAGTATAGTCTTCAATCTCCTGAAGCTTGGAGTCTTATTAGGCCAATTCTTACGGAGAACGGCGGTTGGTCAATATTCAACTTTACACCCCGAGGACAAAACCACGCCAAAGAACTCTACGACATGGCAAAAGGAAACGAGCAATGGTTTTCGCAACTACTCACGGTGGAAGATACAAAACGGGAAGACGGAACGCCAGTCATAACAGACGCAGACATTCAATCTGAGCGAGATTCGGGTATGTCCGAAGATTATGTTCAGCAAGAGTTTTACTGTTCTTTCACCCTAGGAATCGAAGGTTCGTACTATGCAAAATATCTTCAAGAGGCTAAAGACGACAAGAGAATTGGCAACGTGCCCTGGGATCGCACTCAGCGAGTATACACGGCGTGGGATATCGGATACGGTGACTCCACTGCGATTATATTTTATCAACTCTGTGGCCAAGAGATCCATATTATCGACTACCTCGAATCTCATGGAGAGGGACTGCCCTTTTATGCAACGGAACTTGATAGAAAACCGTATCTTTACGATTGTCACTATGCACCCCATGATATCGACTCTCATGCGTTTAGTTCGGGAATGTCCGCAAGAGAAGTTGGGATGGGTCTGGGATTACGTTTCATCCCGCTTCCCACCCTTAAAATTAAGGTCGAAGATGGCATTGAAGGCTTACGTGGTTTATTCCCACGTATTTGGATTGATTCAAAAAACTGCAAAAAGCTGATATCGGCTCTTGAGAATTACCGAAAAGAGTACGACAAGGATAAAAACATCTACAAACAACGCCCATTGCACGATTGGGCCTCTCATGGCGCTGATGCTGCCCGATACATGGCCATAGCAATCAAGCAATTCTCTGGGGGATCGAAGGGCATTAGCAATGAGGAGGCAGATAGATTAATGGATAAATATAGACCGAGGTTCGATTGAATAATTTCAGTATAGATAGACCGCTAACTAGGAAAGAACTATTAATATATAATAAAACTAAACTAGACGAGAATTGGGCAGAAGTAGATGAAAAATTAGGTTGCGCTCCAGTGAGTAGTTCATATTGGAATTACTTTGAAGAAGACGATTTTTGTAATGGATTTAATAATCCGAATTACAAATTTAATAAAAAATTATTAGAAACTCCTACGACAAATATTATTCATAATTCATTTGGAACAAAGATTCCAAAGATAAAATTCGATCCATATTTATTAAGAAGAAATGTAAACGTGAGATTATCAGAAAAATCTGTAATTACAAATGACGTATGGATTTTCAATCTAAGAAAAACAATACACAAAAAAGGAAATTGGTTTATGGGATTATTTAGAAGTAAGTGGAAACAAGAAGTAGAAATATTAAGAACTCAAGTTGAAAGAAATAGAGAAAATTCATGGAATGATTATAGAGATAACCTAAGAGAAATTGCTAAATTAAATGGTGACATATCTAAATTAAGAAATAATCTTGATGAATTAAAAGATAAAGTTAAATATAATAGAGAAGATATAGAAGTACTTAGTTATACTGTTAATATAAATTCTTATAAGAAGATTGATAAACGTGAATTTGAATATCAAGAAAAAAGAAATGAATTAAAGAATAACGGTTATGAACTTAATGGAGTAGTAGATCACATGGAATATTGGATAACAAAAGGAACAAAAAATGGAAAATAAAGAATTGTTTTTGCTTTTAGGGGGTAATGGTTATATATCATGGCTTGATTGCAGGAAAAAAGTTGCTCAACATCTCGGACAATCACTGACTGATCATCTGGGAAGTTTGGATAGTGAAGAAAGAAAAGTAAGAATCTTCACTTTTCCGGGTATGCAAGAGGTTACCAAGGCCGAGGTTGCATTATATGTGAGCGATTCAGATGGCTAAATCCACAGTAAGCACGCCTATCCCTCCGCTCCCAAGGCCGAGGGAATGGCCCAATCCTCAAATGACTTTGCCGCAGAAACCACCGAACCAACCGTCTGTTAATAAATTGCCACCGCTATTTCCAATCCCAAGAGGAGGCGGGGGAAACTCGTGAGTGAGATTGTGTTAAATGAATTTGCAGATCCAAAAGCTGATTATCGTATAGGAGAGTGCGAGGACTGGGACACTCTTCCGTACGAATCAAAATTGAATATCACCGAATTCATTTTCAAAAAAATAACCATTAATCCAGTATGCAGTTTTAGGAGACTGATCTACTGCCGACTGGGATTTAAGCCGAATGCTTATTCACCGTTATACATGGCAGGTGGTATGACAATAATGAATTCAATTAATGAATTAGAGAATTGCTAATGAAGCCTTATTATTTTGATAGTTACACTTGTATTGTATTTGAATCAGTTCATGAAGATACGGACTTTGTTGTAATTATTAAAGATATTCATGAATTTACAAAGTATTTCAGGATACATGCAACGACTCCGTATGATGCAGCAAATAATGCATATTTTAGATATATCACCATGAAAGAAGAATATGAGAAAATAAATGCAGATCATTGATGGAATCCCAGTTTTCGGAGACCCCGACCCGGAAACTTTGCAACAATTTAAAGAGGCTCTGAAATATGGAGGTGATCATTTTGCTCTTATGGCTGATCATCATCTCGGTTATTCCTTGCCTGTAGGAAGTGTTGTCGCGTATAGCGGACAAATATGCGTCAATGGTGTGGGATATGATATAGCGTGCGGCAATAAGGCTATTCGATTGGATGTGTCATCTGACGACGTACGAGATCGAATTGCGGATATCATGGATGAAATCCAAAAAACAATCAGTTTCGGAGTAGGAAGGGCAAATAATGAAAAAGTGGATCACGACTTGTTCGATCACAATGTGTGGAATGAAATCCCCTTACTCTCATCTCTTAAAGATAAAGCCGTTGCCCAACTCGGAACGGTCGGTTCCGGTAACCACTACGTGGATGTCTTTGTCGATGAGTGTGATCGTGTGTGGATTGGCGTTCATTTTGGGAGCCGTGGCCTTGGGCACTCTATTGCTACTTATTTTATAAAACAATCAGGAGGAAAAGATGGAACATATGCACCCCCGATACTTCTTGGCGAGTCCAGCGACATGGGAGAACAGTATCTACGTTGTATGGAACTTGCTGGACGATATGCTTATGCGGGAAGAGACTGGGTATGTACACGAGTTGCGCAAATTATTGGAGGGGAGATCTGCGAAGAAATTCACAATCACCACAATTTTGCTTGGAGAGAGAAACATTTTGGTAGAGATTACTGGGTTGTGCGAAAAGGATCAACTCCTGCCTATGCTGGTCAAAAAGGCTTTGTCGGAGGATCTATGGGCGACATATCGGTTATTCTGGAAGGAACGGGTAGAGAAGATTCACGGTGTCTATATTCCACCGTTCACGGAGCAGGACGTGTCTTGGGAAGAAATCAAGCCAAAGGTAAGCGCGATAAAAAAGGAAATTATCTGCGAGTGCCAATGGTTACACGGGAAGCAATGCTTGAAAAAATCAGAGGAATCGAAGTTAGAGGAGGCGATGTCGACGAAGCTCCACAGTGCTATAGACGGCTTGAAGAAGTTCTTAAAAGTCAAGGTGACAGCATCCAAGTGTTTCACAGATTGCAACCAATAGGAGTCTGTATGGCATCTCCGAATGAAAGAGATCCATATAAAGAGTGAGAAAAAATGGAACCAAAAGAATGTCCTAATTGTAATGCACAATTCGAGAAAGATGATATTTATGAAGTATTTCTAAAAAAATATGGTGATGAAAAAAAGGCGCTAGAAGTGGCTGCCTTATATGGCTGGACAAAAGAAAATCCATGCAAATTTAGCCGAGTTATTGGTGTTTACTGTTACGTAAAAGATAGAACAACGCACTGGAAATGCCCTGATTGTGATTTTTTAATGCCAAGATGAAAGGGCGTGGTGTAGCGGTAGCATGCTCGGTTTGGAACCGACAGGTCGCAGGTTCAAATCCTGCCGCCCTTAAAAAATGAGGAAAAAATGAGAACGATTAAAGCGTGTGCAAAAAGAATTATTGTGAGAGAGATTGAACAGAAGGATGAGAGCAAATCCATCTTAATCCTTCCTTCAAAAAAAGATTTTATATATTGTGAGGTATGGGCTCGGGGAAGCGAAGTTGATCTAAAAGTAGAAATCTTGGATATCATCATAGTGATGAGCGATTCAGGAATCGAATTTGAGATTGGCTCAGAGAAATTTCTAGCTATCACCGAGAACCAAGTTATTGCCATATTAACCCCGGATAAAAATGAAGACGTTCATAACAGTACCCCGTCCGCCGAAACCAGCTAATTCGTTTCCGCAAGGGCCATATCTTCCACCGCAAACATTACCGAATAATCCCGTGAGGTCGTGATGGTTTGCACGCCTATGCCTCCAAGACCGCCGCAACGCTCTCCGGTATCTCCAATGACACAGAACAGCGTTCAGAGCCCCTATATTCCATTGCCAAGGATACCTTTACCACCGGGAGAGAATCCACCTAAGAGACCATAATGATTGAAAAAAATGTTCCCAGAGATAATTCATTAGAGATTGGACAAAAAGGACATTATTATATTTGGAATTCTATTAATACAAAATATGATGTAATAGAAATGATTTTATATGATATATTTGAACCACCTGAAGAACTTAATTATAAAATACAGATTTGGG